ACTGAGAATGCTGCTGCAGTACAAAGTGCACAGTTCAGAATACAAACAAACGAATAAACTTTATTAACATTTAAATAAATTAAAATGGCTGATTTTTCATTAACCACGCTCTTCGTGGTTCCAGTGGGGCAAACTGCACTCCCTAGCTCTGGCTCAACACAAAACTTGACTGCAGGACAAGTTGGTATTTTTAGAAACGATTATTCGTTAGCTACTGCTGCAAACATTGCTGCTGCTCCGTATTTCTATGTAGCACAAGGTAGAGAAAATACTTATTTACAAGGCTCTAAAAGATCTGATAAGATTAAAGGATGTCCTTCTGGATCTGGTTGTAACTCAAATGTAACAGAATGGTACAAAGTATCAGGATGTCCAACTGCTGCTAATCAAATTACTGATGTAACTAATTTCACTGTACAATGTGGAGAAAGTATCACGTTAACTTTACGTGCTCACTCTTCTTATATTGATACATTGTATTTTAATGGATTTACACGTTCAGTAACTATTCAAGCTCCATGTTGTGGTTGTTCAGAGAATCCATGTGATGATGTATCTGATAATACAATCATCGAGTTATTAATTGCTAAATTAAGACAACAAGCTCCAGGTAACAACCCTGATAACATTAACTTCAACACATTCTTCACATTTGAAAATGTAGGTGGAACAATTTTACGTATTACAGGAAAACCATTAACTAAATATGGTCAACCTTGTGATGTAGCTGCGTTCCCATTTGAATATGACAGAATGTCTTTCAGAACTTTTGTATATGCTGGTCCAGCTACCACTGCTGACTTTATTGTTGCAGATGCTTGTAACTTGGTTGCTAACCCAATCATCACTCAACGTGCTTCTTATGCTACAGGACAATCTGCAGAGATTGCTCAATTAGAGAAAAACTTCTACAGCTACCAAGCAGGTTACTTGAAACATTTATATAGAATGGTTGGTTACAATGAGAACTTTGAGTCTTGGGTATCTACTGGTGTTACTTATGATACATACTATATCAAATTCAATGAGTACAACAAATCTGAATACCAATGGGGTGATTACATTATGGAAGATTCTACAGTGATTATTGCTGCTCCAAACTCTGTAACAAGTGGTATTTCTGCTGCAATCACTACTGTATTAGAAGCTGGTTTAGGAACTGTTGTTGATCAAGGTAGTCCTTGTATCACTACAACAACCACTACATCTACTGCTGCTCCATCTACTACTACCACTACTTCTACAAACATTCCTTAATTAAGAACAAAGTAGAATATTATTAAATAACCTATGCCAGGGGAAAGAGGATATACACTCATATTCCTCTGGCATATTTATTAAAAAAACATGGCAAACTTACAATTAGATATATTAGTAGTTCCTACTTACAGTGTACTTACACTTGGTGTTACAGACGCATCTGTATATCCTACCAATCCTCCAGTGGTTTCAGCACCATCTATTGAGATTGAAATACCAGGATTTGGAACAAAGATATTACCATTTGTTCCTGATAAAGTCAATGTATTTACATCATCTACTTTGGGAATCACAGATGCTGGTTGTAATCAACCACTTCCTGATGGAGTGTACAGATTAAAATATTCTGTTGCTCCTGCATATACAAACTATGTGGAGAAAACAATATTACGTGTTGACAGGCTTCAAGAGAAGTTTGACAATGCTTTTCTTCAATTAAATATGATGGTGTGTGATATGGCCCTTAAAACGCAATCTAGCGTAACATTAAATACAATCAACTTCTTTATTCAAGGAGCTATTGCAGCAGCTAATAACTGTGCAGAATATGAATCAAACACATTATATGCTCAAGCAGATAATATGTTAAACAACTTTTTAAAATCAAACTGTGGTTGTTCTGGTAACAACTACCTAATAAACTTTTATTAATTATGGCACAATGTTCAAATTGTCAAGCTAATGTAGGGTGTGGATGTCAATTAAAAGATGGGCTATGTGCTCACTGCGCTTCTAAAGTAAATAAATAAATAAAATTTATATTATGTTATCACCAAGACTAACCAATTGCCCAGAATGTGCTAACATTCCTTCCATCCTTAAAAAAATAGATTGTAAGTTAGCAGAACTTGGTAACAACTTGTACAACAATATTTCATATATGTTGAACAAGCCTATACCTGCTGGTGACATTCTCCAATTGATAACATATAGAAGAATACTAACTTATAAGTATTGTAATCCTGATTATGTACATGAATACTCTATAGCTATGATAGCTAGTAGAGTGATACGTCTTACATTAGGATGTGTTAGTAGATGTAATACACCAGAACCTTGCATAGAGGCTCCTTGTGATATTACTATTGTATTAAATCCAACAACAACATCAACAAGTACAATATTACCAATAACTACTACCACTACAAGCTCTATTTCAACAAGTACTTCTACTACTAGTACTACAACTAGTTCAAGTAGTTCAACAACAACAACCAGTAGCTCTAGTACTACTAGTACCACTACAACTATTTCACCAACAACTACAACTACTACTACATGTATTGTACCAGTTTTTGCTACTACTAATTATAGTGGTACTACATATAGAAACGGAGATACTATTCCTGAAGTTACTGACCCAACTGCATGGACAAACCTCACTACAGGAGCATGGTGTTATTATAACAACGACCCAGCCAATGGAGCTATTTATGGTAAATTATATAATTGGTATGCTGTAAATGATTCTAGAGGATTTGCACCTATAGGTTATCATGTTCCTTCAGATGTTGAAGTTAATTGTTTTATAAATTCAATAGGTGGTGGTAGTATTGCAGGTGGAAATATGAAAGAAACAGGAACAACACATTGGCAAGCACCCAATACAGGTGCTACTAATAGTAGTGGTTTTACTGCTCTTCCAGGAGGAGCTAGGAATGAAGTTGGAACATTTTATAACATTAACTATATTAGTGCTTTTTGGAGTGCATCAGATTATAGTCCAGTAAATGCACAGTTGTATTACTTGAGTACTTTTTTTAGTAATGCTGTTACTAATATTGGCAGTAAGAAAACTGGTTCTTCAATACGTTTAGTTCAAGATTAATAATAATAAATAATAAAATAATATGTCAACTTGCTCAAATTGCTATAACGGATGTACAGAGATTGTCTCTGACAGATGTGTTAAATATACAGGAATAGATGTTCCTGTTCTTGGAATACAAACTGGTGATTCTCTATCATTTGTAGAACAAGCTCTTATTACATTTCTTGTATCAACATTAGATGGTACAGGAATAAAGATTGATCTTGCACCTACAGTGGTATGTGAAGTTGTAAATAAATATCTTCCTACGTGTGGAGATCTTTCTATTGTAGATATATCAAAAGCTCTTATAGAAGCTGCTTGTGATCTTCAAGAACAAGTTGATGCTATTGTGGAAGAACTTGCTATATTAAATGGTGATTACACAATTGGATGTTTAACAGGAGTTACAGCATCTTCAGATACACACGCTATTGTACAAGCTGTTATTACTAAACTATGTCAAGTACAAGTTGATTTAGTAGCACTTGCTCTTGATCTTGATGTAAACTATGTGAGATATGATGAACTCAATGCTTTAATTGCAGCTTATTTAGCTAGTACTGGTGGATCTTCAAAATATTATAACAGAATGGTTCCTTTCACTGTAGTAGAATACTATGGTGTTATAACAGGTAATTTCGATGCTACAGGTGCAGGAATATCTACAGGTCCTTGGGAAAAGATATATTTATGTAATGGTCAAAATGGTACACCAGATAAAAGAGGTAGAGTGGGAGTTGGTGCAACAGATGGATCTATGTTAGGATTAACATTACCACCTGAAACTAATCCAGGAGCTTCTCCATTCAATCCAACATATTCAGCAGGAGGAACAGGAGGAACACTAAATCAAACAGCTCTTGGTGTTGGACAAATACCTTCTCACACACACACTAATACAGCTGCTTCTACAGCTGCTCCTCATAACCACAGAACAATAGCTAAAACTGGTGGAGCAGTACAACATAGTGCTTCAGATGCATTTTATTATGCAGGTAATACATGGAGTGATTCAGGAACAGTTAGTACAATTGATTCAGGAATTGAAGATACAGTTGTTACTATAAGCACTGCAGTAACAATTAATCCTTTTGGAGGTGGTGGTGCTCACACAAATGTACAAGCAGGACTTGGTTGTTATTACATAATGTATATCCCTTAATAAATCAATAATATGGCTTATCCTTTTTTAACAGTGAATCCTTGCTGTACAGACGTAGTTTTAAATAGTCCTTGTGGATGCAGTTCTACAACCACTAATTGTGGCTGTAACAATAATGCATGTACTACAACATTAAATGCATCTAGCACTATTGTTTATAATGGTCCTGTATTATCATGTATAATAGCTGAACCATGTGATACACTTAATGTAATATTACAAAAGATAGATGATATTATATGTAATCTTTTAAGTCAAATCAATACATTAAATGTTCAAGTTACAAACATCACTAATCAGGTAATAAATCTCAATAATGAAATAGTTGATATAACCACTATATTAAATGGATGTTGTACAACCACTACCACCACCACTACATCATTATAAATTATGTGTAATAACTCTGAAATAAATAATATAACAATAACAGGAACAAGTGCTGTCTCATATGATAGCACTCCACTTCCTTGTACAAATATAAAAACTTGTGATGGGTTAAATACAATTCTTACTAAGTTAGATGATGTATTATGTTCTGCTATAGCTAATGTAGAAACACTTAAAGATAATGTAATAAACATCACTGAGGACTTAATGATTATAGGAGAAGAGATAATTAGTATTGATAATCAACTATTTACATGTTGTCCAATATGTAATTTTACAGGAACTGCTAATCAAATTCTAGTATGCACATTTACTGGACAAGCTAATCAGCTTCCATAATAAAACCAATAATTAAATTTAAAACTAATGACAGTATTAATAACATTAACAACAGCTGGAATTGATTCAGGTCCATTTGATCTATATTCAGATCTTGATGGTTATTTATCAGCATTTGCAACAGGAGTAACTAGATCAGCATTACTTGCTGGATATTCTTCTTCAGTGGTACCTGATTATACAACTACTATAAGAGTGGTTTCTGTAGGAGATTGTACAAACTTTATTGATATATATTTATCTGGTACAGGTATAACCACAACAACAACAACCACTGTTGTAAATCCTTGTAATATTTATACAGTAGGTCAAGCAACGTTAGGTGGAATAATTGCTTACATTTTACAACCAGGAGATCCAGGATATGATGCAAATGTTTGTCATGGACTTGTTGCAACAGCTAATGACATTAACCTATCACCTTGGGGATGTGATGGTACATTAATTTTAGGAGCTAATGGAACAACAATAGGAACAGGAAGTTTAAACACTACTCAGATAGTAAGTGGATGTCCTACACCAGGTATAGCAGCAGAGTATAGTATAAATTTAATTCAAGGTGGATATAATGATTGGTATCTCCCAAGTATTGGTGAATTAAATAAATTGTATTTAAATAGATTTCTTATTGGTGGGTTTAATTTAACTGCATCATATTGGAGTTCTAGTCAAAGCGGAAATTTCTTTGCAAAATCTAAAAACTTTAACAATTCACTTGCTCAAGATACAAGCAAAACTGTAACTCTTTATAGTCGTCCTATAAGATCTTTTTAATAATAAAAATATAATAAATAAATTATGACAGCATTAATAACATTAGTTATACCAGTTGGTGGGGATGCAGGTCCTTTCAACCTTTTTTCAGATGCAACTGGATATGCAACAGCATTTGAAACAAATGTGGCTGCATCACTTTTAACAGCTGGATATACCACTTCTCTTGTTCCTAATGGAACAACTATAATT